ACCGCTGCATCTTGTTCTGCATATTCTCCGACATGTGAGGCTGGAAGCTTCCATAGCTCTCCTTTCGGATCTAGACCCCACATTTTGGCAGCCTCATAGAGTTGGGTTTCCGATTTCGATTCTTGTAGATAGTCTTTACTTAACGAGTTTAGATCGAAACGAAACCTATTTTCATCTACGAGTGGTGCCGCAATTAAAGTGTCTATTATTTTTCCTTTAATGTCAACCCCCATCGCTTTTAACCAGCCTACATCATAAAAAGCATTATGAAAAATATACTTTTTATCATGATAAGAGCATTGTTTTCTTATCCAACGCGTAACAATTTCTTTGTCCATGTTGGGCGGTGTTTCGTGAGCAATTGGGTAGTATCCTTTCCACCCGTCTACTGCAACAGCAATACCAACTACTTCACCGTGCTTACGTATATATCCTGGACCTGTATCTTTAATGCCAGGATCTCTTGTCTCTAAATCAATAGCTATCTCGTCGTAACCAGATAGATCAGGGAATGTCTCAGGCATAACCCATTCACTAGGCATGCGGTGTACTTTAGGAAACCAATTAGGTTGTTCTTTCATCTATTTCTCCAGCTATCGCAGCGTAAGCAGCTAAATCAACATAGCTATCTTTTTTATGTGCGTGTTTTAATCTGGCAATCTTTACAAGACCCATGCATATAGCAACATCATGTGGCGTTATCTTAACATCAAGATAAGCACTCCATAACTTTGCAATGTTTTCATGGTTCTTTAATTTATCACCATAATCTTCTTGACGATCACCGCCAACAAGTTTCTCAGCTTCTTTTAAAATTTCCTGACAAATCATGCGCAGTTCCTTTCGTGAAAAAATATGGGTTCATATTCATACTGTCCTTCCGTGCGATGAACGATATGTAATTCTTTTTTAGCTCGTGTGGCACCAACATAAAAAACTCTGGCTTCATCATCTTTGCCTTGTTGTGTTTCTGTGGATGACTTGTAAGGACCATAAGATAAGTCTGTTATTAACATAACATTATCTCTTTCCCCACCTTTACTTGCATGTATGGTAGATACTTCAATACGAGGTACTGCATCTAATTTATTTCCTGAACGCATGATAGCGCGTAGGTATGGTATTCTTTTACGCAAACCTTTTCCGTTTAACATTTCATACCAGGTTATGTTTCTAACACTTACTGTTTTTGTGCTTGATAATTTTATTTCTTCACGAAGACCGTACTCTTTTATTAATGTTTCTAAATCATATAAACCTTCGTGTTGTCCTTTAAAAACTCCGTAGTTTCTTTTAATACGTGTGCTATCCATGTGATGATATAAAACATCACAATCAACACCTGATACTTCTTTGCCGTTTTGTAACTTGGTCCATGCACGTATCGCTTCTATATATTTAAAACTAATGACGGATGATCCGTAGCGTTTATACAACCAACCGTAAGCTTCTAAAGATTCAGAAACTTGCTTCACAATCTCATGTGTTCGACATAAAATAAGCCACTGACCTTCTACCAATCCTTTGTTTAAAGGTCTGATATTTAAGACTTTTCTTACTCCTTCTTCATCTCTAGGTTTGTATTCTTTTTGTATTCTTTGTGAAATAGACTGTGCTAATTTTGTGGCAAGATTGTGCACGTTCACAGGTATACGATATGATTGTGTAAGAGGTATAATTGTATTGTTTTGATCATGAGCCATGGCAATAAAATGTTCGATGTCTGCACCAGCCCAACGAAAGATAGCTTGATCATCATCACCAGCTACGTATGTTTCTATTGCACCAGATTCTTTTTGTAACATGTCAACCACTTGCCATTGTTGTGCCGATAGATCCTGCGCCTCATCAATAAATAAATATTTTAATTGTGGTGCATTTTTATTTTTTATAAAATTAATAAAGTAATCAACGTACTCATACTTGTCTCTATCTTCTTTAAACTTACGCAAATCTAAATCCATTTGTTCTATCATGTTCCGTGCGCCGTAGTTGTTGAGTGTTGTTTCTCTAAATATTTTAGCTAACCTATCTTCGTCATCAGGATACTTTGCGTATGCTAAATTAATAATGTCTTGGTACTCACTCTTCGCAGTTGGCATTGCAATATCTACACCATTACCTTTGCGCATCTTGTTTACATATTCATGTCCTGTCATGCGTGATAATTCTGCATAGTCGTTATCATCCATGATCTGTGCTTGTTGTAATTGCAATCGTCTGTACGCTAAACTATGTAACGTAGAGAAGTAGGGAAACATAATCTTTACTTGTTCCTTACTAATGTTTTCATTAGCCATAACTCTGTCTCTAATTTCTTCAGCAGCTTTTACCGTAAAACTAAAATAACCAATCTGTTGAGATGTGCACGCACCAGACTTTAATAACTCTTGTACTTTATTTTTTAAGTAAGTTGTTTTACCTGTGCCAGGAGGACCTATAACAATATGTCTATGCATTAGTATGCCTCCTCTTCACTAAAGTCTTTTTTACTTAATCTGTATTCAGACTCTAAAATTGTAGTTGGTATCTTCCAACAATGTTCTGGATTACTATTTACTTTTAATTTTGCGGTTGTACCTTTAAACTCTTCAAACATTTTATACTGCTCTGAATCAGATGCTTTGGTAAATCTTTTTGTTTTTAAAAAGTCTCTAAATGCTTGAGGTTTAAAGAAATAATTATCTTTTAATTCAAAGACCATACCTTGTAGCACGTCCTGTCTATCCTTCGCACCTCTGTTGTTCTCTATAAATATTTGTAATTGATTTAAGAACTGACCTTTTGTTGTTACCTCACCTGGTAGTTGTATAAAGTCATCTTCTTGCATGTTGCTTAGTAAAGTCTGCACCATGTCAGCCCAAATGGCAGGAGCCACGGGCCGTGGGCTTTCATTCGCTTGCGCTATACATTGCTTCCTGTATTCAGCATGACTGGATAACTGATCCACTGTTAAGATAATAACCTTACCATTGTGCGTTAGTTCATACACAGGATTATCCGATACCCATTTCTTTAAACCACTAATCTCATTCGTTGCTGAATTACCAATGCCAAACTTTTGTGACTGACATTTAATTTTCTCACACACTGTTTTAAACATTGGTTCTTCACAGCGATAAAAATATTTTTTATCTTCTACTTGTTTAAATATCGTTAACACTTCTCTGCTTGGCAAAGGTGGTGTAAAATATTTAGAATTATAATAATCTAATTTCTCTTCTAACTTTTCAGGAAACCTTTCACGTAAATAAATACCTAATTGAAACAGAGCCATGTTCCGTGAGCCTTCAGGAAAGCCCTGTGATGCTAGTGTCACTAAACATGGTGGAGCACCTTTAAAGTCATCATTCTTTTTTGCGGTAATCGGTTTGTCGATAACCACCATGCCGAGATTCGATACGACTTTACTTTCATAATGCTTTATAAACATACCCAATTCAATCAATGCATTACCTTTATCGTCAAACGCATACCTTGTGGGAAACTCTGGATGGTTATATGGCAAGTTTAAAAAGTTGCCTGTTCCTTTTGAGTTCAATTCAATTTGCTTTGGAAATATCTCACAATCACCATAACCTAAAAATACAGCTATCTCTTTTAATTTTATTTGCATTTGCTTTGCAAGCACTGGTTCGCTTACAAATAAGAATACATGAGCACCCCCACTTTTTGATTTACACACAACCAATGGTAATTTCTTTTCGACAATTTTTGTAATTAGTTTTTTATAATCAAAGCCATCGTACGTATCTATGTCGATAGCACCCCACTTACATTGATTGTTGTCATCAATTGGTATGATACCAAGTGAGGGTTCTTTACCTTCTAAGTGATTAATCCATTTATCTCTAGTAATTGGTTCTTTGACTAACCAAGATCGGCCTTCTAGTTTGCCCGACTCATTCTTTTCTCGGCTTTGTGTTTGACCGTATGCTCGGTCTAAGCCTGTAAATATCTCAATAAATTTGTTCTGGTCGTCCATAAATCTTTCTCATTCATAATTTTAAAGGGGCAACGGCGGTCGCCCCTTGTAAGTTTTTTAGTAAGGTGTTTTTTCACCGTTGTCAACGTTCTCATCTTCATGCTTAACTTTTATCTCGCCTTTAGCTACGCTATCAGCAAAAGCTTTTGCAGCTTGATAAGTGTCAACGTCTTCTACAGGTCCTACTCTGGATATATCCCAACCGAACCACTCACCTAAATTATTAGACTCAGCTAATGTTTTAAGTTTGTAGACGTGAGAATATGAAGGAGGTGTAAACAATCCGTTTGCACCCTTCAATTTAAGACCCAGCATAAGAGAATTCCATCGTTTGGATTTCTTACGCTGGGTGCTTTTCATTGCAATCAGGACTTGGGAGGAAGTTCCGTCCTTGCCAATGACCAGGCAGTAATGATTCGCAGTATCTTCAATATAGTTACCGTTAGATAACCTATCTTTTCTCTGCTCATCTCTTGTAGTTTTAGACAATATATCACTCTCTGCAGGGTAGATATTAACAGGAGCACCACTGCCCTCGCCTCTATCTGTCCATTCAATATACTGACGTTGATAAGCACAAGGTATTACACTTACACCCTCCTCACCGTCGTATATTTCTTTTGTTAGCGTATTGTAGATCATTCCACTTTCCGCTCCCTCTATGTAGAGAGGATCTCTTTTCTTAATCTGCGGTGACGTATCACTCAGTATTCTAAGAAAAGGTATTGCAAGATCGTCCATTCCCAGATTGCCTAATCCTTTGTTAGCATCTTGTTCAAACATGCTAGGATCAAAAGCAACTACGTTATTTTCGTCTTTTTTCTTTACAGCGTTTGCCATATTTACTCCTTATTTTTTCTTGGTTATTTTTGTTTTCTGTCCGATAAACAAACTAAAAGTATTGTCTGGGACAGATCTTCCTTCTTCATGCCACTTTTTAATGGTGGCTTTCAGTGTCGAAGGATGCACTGAAACTTTTACTTCAGGTATGAGACCCATCTCTTTTATGGTTTCTTGCAAATGTGTTGCCATATTACTCTCACCCTTACCGAAACTTATACCGACACTATTCTTAATAATGTCTCCTAAACCGTTGTCCTCTAACCATTCATAACAAGCTTTAGATTTCTGTGGATCTTTAGGTATAGATACATAAATATCTTCTACTACCTGCACCTTAGACCCATCATACATCTCTGTTGATGTCATGCCTAGTTCTGCCATTTTTTCTGGTATAATCTCACCAGATAATTTTCTGTGTTGTTCTTTTAAATCTTTTAATGCTGCTTCCGTGTCTTCAATTTGTGATTCCATCTGCAACTGCTTACGCAATAATTCTGCAACAGATTCTAAGCCTGTTTGTTCTATATTAGCTACTGCGTCGCCTTCAAAGTTTATCTTGCTCATTTATTTCGCCTTTCTCATTAATGTTAATACTAACAGAATAATATTTTTTTTGAATCTTATCCCATTTGAGTATTTTAAATCTACCTCTATTCATATCAGAAGCAATACAACATGCAATACCCATTGCTGCTGGATCGCCCATCATCAAAAGATAGTCATTATCATCGAAATCTTTGAGTTTTCTGCGAAGTTTTTTTATCGCAGGTTGTGGACTAAACATAATTTGTTGACCACTTTCAAACAATAAAACAATATCCCCATACTCCTGTGCACTTAACACATTAATATATGGATTTTCCTGTACTAAAAATACAGTAGGTTTTTTATCCTGTTTTTCTTTTTTAAATTCCATCTTTCTAATTTCTCCTTTATCTCTTGTAATTTATATAAGCAAGTATTATATTGCTTTTTTAGAAAGTTATTATGGATTATAGATTTAAAACGAAGCCTTTTCAACATCAATTAGACGCATTGTCAGCTAGTTGGAACAAAGAAGTGTGGGCATTATTCATGGAAATGGGTACAGGTAAGACCAAAGTATGCATTGATAATATCGCTATTTTGTTTGACAAAGGCAAAATAAACTCAGCTTTAATCATTGTACCTAATGGCATTAAACGTAACTGGCGTAATGAATTAGGTATACACTTAGCCGATCATATTAATTACCGAGTAGCTGTATGGTCTGCTTCTCCTAAGAAAGAAGAGAAGACAGAGCTTGAGCAGTTGTCCGTGATCACTGATGACTTAACCGTTTTCATTATGAACATTGAAGCATTATCCACAAAACGTGGTTATGACTTTGCATATAAGTTTTTATTGAAGAATCAAACGTTAGTGTGTGTAGATGAATCAACTACCATTAAAAATCATTCAGCACAGCGTACAAAAAACATTCTAAAATTAGCAAAACATTCTAAATACAGACGGATCATGACAGGTTCTCCTGTTACGAAGTCACCACTTGATTTGTTTTCACAAGTTCAGTTCCTTGATCCGTGGTTATTAGACCAACAATCGTACTACAGCTTTCGTGCAAGGTATGCTGTGGTCGTTCAACGTAGTGTTGGAACACATTCTTTTCAACATATTGTCAAATATCAACGATTAGACGAATTACAGGCAAAAATACAAAATTTTTCTACTCGTGTCTTAAAAAGTGACTGTTTAGACCTACCTGAGAAGGTTTATACGAAGCGGTCTGTGTCATTGACCAGCGAACAGGTAAAAGCTTACACAGAGATGAAAAAAGCGGCAATAACGTTCTTTGAGGAAAATGTGATGACAGCTGCCTCAGTTTTGACACAAATGATACGATTACATCAAATAATTTGCGGTCATGTTAAAACTGATGACGGTGAAATTAAATCCATCAAGAGCAATCGCATAAAAGAATTATTAGAGGTGCTAGAAGAGACAGACGGTAAGGTTATTATCTGGGCCGTGTACCGTTATGACATACAAGAGATAGAAAAAACATTAGGAGAAAAATATGGCAAAGAAACTGTGGCAACTTATTATGGTGATACCAAAGATAGTATACGTCAGTCTATTGTGGACCGTTTTATGGATCCTGGAGACAATCTACGGTTTTTTGTGGGAAACCCCAAGACAGGAGGCTATGGTCTTACTCTTACTTCTAGTCACACTGTTGTGTATTACTCTAACGATTACTCATTAGAAGTACGATTACAATCAGAAGACCGAGCGCATAGAATAGGACAAACATCGAAAGTGACATACGTAGATTTAATGGCAGAACATACAATAGATGAGAAGATTGTAAAAGCGTTAAATAATAAAATAGATTTAGCTAGTCAAGTGATGGGTGAAGACCCAAAGAAAATATTATTCGGATAATGCTCTTTCGAGTAGTACTTCAAGTCGTATCACTCGTTCTTTTATTTCTGGGATGTCTTGTAATATTATCATTTCTAATTGGGATTGCTTTGCTTCAAGTGCTGATACTTTTTGTGACAACATTCCATATACACTTCCAGCGCTTACTAAAATCATTGCAAACCAAACTACGTTTCTTAAATTAAAATCCCGTTCCATAGGCTCCTCTGCTTTGATTTTCAAATTGTAAATTTTTCATAATTCGATTATCAATGTTGTCACTTGCTGTTAGTGATTCAACATTTAAATTTTGATTAGGAAAAGATTTCATATAACCACCGTTAGCTCTGTTAGCCGCTATAGTGCCATCATTTAATCTTGTAATTAAGTCACCACTTTGTTTATAAAATTGATCGTAAGGTAATTTCATTATATCTTCTTCAGAAATGGTTTCCAATCCTGCTGGTTGATTTGTTGCAAATACTTGTGTTGATCCATAATTTTGATTACCTGGAAAATTAAATATACGAGAAAACTCTTCGAAGTTTTCTACTGGTAAATTCATGTTCATGTTTTGTTGGGGGAAAGGAATATTTTGTTGTTCAAACACACTTTCAGGTAAAGTTCTAATTCCTTGGGAAGCTGAATCTGTGGTTGTATTAGGATTAAATAAACTTTTAATACCATCTACTGTTCCTGAAAATTCACTTAAAAAAGCATCTTTAATACCTGATCCTGCACTCTGTGCCTTATTTTTACCTTTATTAAGAAGCCCTGCAATTCCTTTTAAGGCTCCCATACCAGGAATAAAATTAGCCAGTTTACCTATCATAGCACCACTAGAAAAAGGAAAAGCTTTTTTCATGGCTGCTGGATTAGATTTATATAACCCTTGCATAAATTTTGCGTAGTCTTGTGGACTTTCACCTGTTAGTCTTGCAGCTCCATCTTTAAAATCACTTCTGTTAATAATTCCTTTATTAGCCATTCGCTGAATAGACTGTCTATTTTGTTGTTGATTAACTAGATTTTGATTTTGATTAATACTAGGTTGAACAGCTGCTTTTTGTGCTGCTTGGGATCTACCATCTCCTTGAATATTAGATATTTGATTTTTTTGTTGCTGTAATCTTTGAGAAGGGGTTCTGGAATCTATACCTCTAGATCTAGCTTTGTTTACACTTCTTTGAAAATTTCCTCTAGCTGCTGCTGATCTTCCGCCTCCTCCTCCAGATGGACGAGAACGATTTCTTCTATTACCTCTAAGTCTAGACATTATCTTCTACCTGCTAAAATTGCTGCGTCTGTATCTCCTCTTATAAGCGCTGCTTGTTGATCTGCATTGAGGTTACTTCTATCTGTTACATTAACGGCTTCTCTTTCAACACTAAAGTCTCTACCTGCTGGTCCACCCTCCGTTTGTAATACCTCTTGAGCGTTAACTAAGAAAGGATTGTTTCGAGGAGCCTGTATTGATTGATCTATTATTTCATTAATAGCTTCTTGGTTTTCTTCTTTAAATCCGTAGATGCTAGCTGGTGTACTATCAACCATACCATTTTCCATTATAGCAGCTTCTAATAAAACTCTATCAGGAGCCTGTTGGTCTACAGTTTCGTAGGCAAGAATATCACCTTGTCTATCATATTTAGGTCTACTCATGCTTGCTTGACCCATATTAGGTGAACCATTTGTTCCAAGAATAACATAGTCTAATAACTCAATATCAGTTAAATCTTCTAAACCACCACCAAGCTCACCTGCATTTGCTTTTTTAACTAAGTTGTTAAAATAGTTTATAGTTCGTAGATCATTATTCATCGATGATTGACCAGGTTGTCTTTGTAACATTGGCATATCTACACCGCCCTGTGTTATACTTACATCAGGCATTTCTGAAACAGCACCATCACTATCTAAAATAGTATAATAAGATTCTGTTGCTCTAATTGTATTGATTAAGTTAGCTCGTTGTAATGCTCGTTCTGTTCCTTCTCCCATAACTGTTTTAATTTTACTAAGTTGAGTAGGGTTTCCTAAAAATTTAGAAAATCTGTTACTAAATAAAACTAATCCTGCTGTTGCTAGCGGGCTTGTAACAACACCGCCTATAACAAAAGCATTTGCAATTGATTTTACACCACCTAAAACACCACGACGTTTTACGAAGTCAGATACATCACTAATATCAAAACTGTTTACCAAAGAAGCAATATCTAATGTTTCTTGTAAATCTTTATATGCTTTTTGTCCGTTCTGTCCCATAGCATCAAACATAGCAATAACAGCCTCTCTGTTTGTTCTGTCTTGTATTTTACTGCCTTGTTCAATTGGAAGCATACCTAGTTGTTTTCTTAAATTATCAACGTTAAATATTGGTACAAATTCACTGTCATGAACTTGACCTCCTGCACCTGAAACTTGTGTAGTGCCTCCTCCTGGAACATTTCCTTTTACGCCCATACGAGCAGAAGATCTATTTCTTTTAAAAGGGGTTTCGATAATCTCAGTGTTTTGACCTATAATTTTATTAAGATAAGTCGCAGCAAGATTAGCAAAATTCTTTTTACCAAGTTGTTCACTTATTTCTTTAATGGCCATCGGTGACATTGCTGTAGCTTCTGTCATCACACGATTGAAAATTTGATCTGGCATTAAACTACCTGGTTTGAATGGTGCACCAGGTGCAAAAATATTTCTATTTACTTGTTGAGCGGCTTTACCAATTCCTCTTTGTCCTGCGTTAAATCCGAACATTTCTATGTTGTTCATATAAAACTCATTAGCATCACGAAGAGCTTTAATAGAGCTTTGTGCAATTATTTCATTTGGACCTGTAAGTTTTTTCCAATTTTTATAATCATTTAGACCATGTTCTAAATTATCTTTTAAATAAGCAAGTGTACCTTGAGGATCTATACCAACTTGAGACATTGCTCCATCACCTTTACCACCAAATCCTCTAATAGCACCATTAAGTTGTGCTTGTAGTTGTCTAAATTGTTTTAAAGTTAAATGTTCTGGAACTGATCCGAGAGCCGTGAGCAGTTTCATGCCTGTCGTTGGATCTCCTACTTTAAGCATGTTAAATAACTGACCTGTATTTTGAATCCATTGTCCGTCAGGAGCAGTTGCACTTAATGGTATGTCTCCGCCATTAATACTTTTAGCAAATGATTGAACCCATTCTTTTAAGTTAGCTGTTGGAATAAAAGCTTCATCTATTTTTGATGCTTGATTAAAGAAACTGTTATACATAATAGCGTTGGTCGCTCTAAATTTACTAACGTTTTTAGAGAAAGCATCGAACGCTTCCTTACCAGCCCATTGCATTCCTCTTAATGTTGTCATGCCAGGAGATAATGTACTCATAATATCCTGAATACGTTGATTGATAGCTACACGAGCTTCTGCTTGTGATTGTCTAAGTGGTCCACCTACTGCTGGAAATACACCTATAATTTTTGAATAGGCTTTTACCCAGTCTGCTTCACTGGCTGCTACTTTACTTAATGGAATGTTTTGTCTTGCTGCTTTTTCAACTGCTTCAACTGATACGTTTGATCTAAAACCTAGAGGATAATTAATAGCGTATTTTTTTATCCCCTGTGCAATTGGTCCGAGGCCAGCGGCTCCCATTCCAATCATCATTTCTAATTCAGCGTCACGTAAAGCTCCTCGTTGCATTTCACTTATACTTGCTGAGTCTTGTCCTTGCGTATATGCATACATTTTATTAAGTAAAGAATAAGCACTATCGGCTGCATAAGATATTGGTCCAGCACTAGCTCCAGCAACAGCCATTTGTTTTGCTGTTCCCCATTTACCTTCTCCAAATTTAGCTAACCAAGGGTAAAATTTAGGCAACCATCTCATCTTTCCTGGTTCTTTCATTTTTATTCTTTTAGCTTCCATCATTTTAGACATTAAATATGTATCGGCTCCAATGATTGCACTTATTCTTGTTAACTGACGAGGATCTTCTGGTAATAACTTACGAGCTGTCTTGCCCATATCATTAGCAAAATCACTTAAAGTATAAGGATCAAATCCTGGTAGCAATGTTCCTAAACTATCATTAAATCTATATTCTTGTTTACCACCTTTATATACGCCAATAGCAGAATCAAATCCAATTGGATCTATTCGTCGTTGTTCTGCCAGCTCTCCTGCTTTTTGTAATTTTCTTGCATTAAGAATAGCGTCAGGTGGATTAAACTGTGCCATATAATCAATAAGTTTAGGAGGCATTTCGCCATATTCAACATTCAATTGATTGCTTGCACCATCTAGTAAATATTGCATGTATATCTTTTTTTCCATTTCGTTACGAGGAAAGTATGAATCATCGTATTCTTTACCATCATTACCTGTGGCATATTTTGGCACATCAAATACCAATGGTTCGGGCAGCCCGTAGTCTGCTAAATTTAAAGTTTTTCTAACTGTATCAGCCATTATTTTCTAGCCTTTCCATATCCTCGTGTTGCAATTCTACCTGCCATTCCACCTTTAGCTTTTTTGTTTTTAGCAGCTTTAGCAGCTGCAATTTTTGCTTTCATTTGTTTTCTTTTCTCCTCAATAGTTATGCCTCCAAGCATTTTAGTTTGCTTTTGTTTTGCTTTAGCTCTTTGAGATTCAAATTCCTCTTTAGTCACTTCTCTTCCATTATAAAAATAAGTAACAACACCATCGAGTGTTTTTTTTCTAAAATTATTTACATCAGCCATCTGTTAACAACGTATTTTTCTCAGGAGCAGATCCTTGGTTTGGTAGTGAGTAGTCTCTAAACGATTTAAAGCCACCTATAATTGTTTCTATTTCATCATCATTAAATCCTAATAGTTTTAATTGTTCTCTGTTATTATATATAATTGGTAGAGCCTTACCGCTTGCAATACGTTGCAACATAAATCCTCTAAGTAATTTTTGATCTGTTTCATTGCCTGCTGTGCCGTAGAATAAACCAACTGTTTCAAATTGACTTTTTGCTGCTGCTTTTAATTCGTTAATAACAAACTCTAGTTTAGTTGTAACCCCTTTAGACGACTCACCATAAAGGTTTAATGTAGCTGCTGCTCTTTCAATATCGTCTTTGTTTAATCGACCTGATGCTTTACGAGCTCTTGCTAGTGCATAAATAATTGCAGTAGAAGCAGCTTCGTTGAGAGGTAGATCTTTTTGAAATTGCATTAATCCGAATAAATCATCTGCTTCTTTTCCACCCAACTTCATACCACTAGGTAATGTAATTTCATCTTTACCGTTTGCTCTTGCTTCTTGTAAGTTAGCAAAATCGTTTTTCATTATTTCATAAGCAATGTTTGTAGCATTTTTTAAATTAGTTGCTGTTTGATCATCAAATATTTTTATATCTTTACCGTTGATATTAACAATAGCTCCCTTACCGTCATCTGTAATTAAATCAGTAGGTAAAAGTAGTTGTCCTGATTTAGGCATAAAAGACTGATTAAAGCTTTTATCATTCTTTAATCTATTTTTTACATCATCATTAAAGAAACTTGTTCTAAAGTCTTTTACAATCTGTAGTTTATCTTGTGTCCAACTTAAAAATGCTCCTGTAAATCCTGCAAATTCTGGGTTTAACACAAGACTGTTTTGTACGTTAAGAGCCATGTCAATAACTCGATCGTAGTTATCAATTTCGTTTTTAATTTCAATAAACTTGTTAGGGCTTGTAAGTTTTGTACCACCTTTAGAAGCTGTGTCAGATGTTGGGTCTGTTGACGTAGGGTTAGTATAGCCAAGAAGTTTATAGTTAACCATAACTGGAAAACCATTTTTATCTACAGCAGTTGGGTGCTGTACAAACAATTTATCGTCTTGATACATTCCAATTATAGGACCCACTAGGCTGCCGTCCTCTGCTTCAAATACATAATCATCCACGTCTGTATTGTATTTGTCTCTAAACTCTTCTTTCATCATTTCAAACTGTGTAGAATTATGTTCATTTGCAGCTTTTGCTTCTGCCTTAGCTAGATCTAAATTAGAGTCATATATTTTTTCTATTAAACTTTTTTCGTTTTGTTCATTTTGCAAAAATATTTGTGATGCTAAATTTAATCGTGTTGCCTCTTCTTCTTTTTGTGCGTTAAACACAGCCGTACGTCTTTCTTTTGCATCTTTTCTTTTTGCCGCTTGTATGCCCGCTAAATCAGTTGTTAATTGTTTACCTGCATTAGCTATTACAGCTCCCATTTGTCCGCCTATTGTAGGCTGCATCAAGTTTAATCCAAAGTTAGCAAGTGCTAATCTTCTTTCTGTTTTATAATCTTCTTTTGGATACAACTCATTTAATTCTTCTATTGTTGTTTGAGGTGCATATTCATCTAAAAATGCTTCTAGTTCTTCATCAGTTGTTGTTACACTTTCTTTTTGTGCATCTGTTAAAGTAGGCATTGCTTCATCAGCAGTCATAAAGTCTGATGCTGTATACGTGGTATTGTATTTTTCATGTAATTTCATTAGCCCTTGAATCATTTCATCATTGCTAACCATTGTCTGATCAATAGGAATACCACCTATTGTTAAATCTTTATCGTTATTATTAAGGGATGCTGCTTCTGCGGCCAACGCATCATTCATGCTGTCTAAATCTAAATCATCAACAGATACATTATCGGGACTAACCCCTGTAGGAACAGGAATAGGACCTCCTGCTGGAGATCGTGATCCACCAAACGAATCAAATTCGTAAAGATCTGATAGCCCTTTAGCCATCTTAGCTTCCTGTCATTCCACCATATGCTTGAAGACCCGTAATACCAGCACCAATAGCACCGAGTAATGGGTTAGTATATGGTTGAGGAGTTTGTAACATTGTTTGAGACATACTTGGTGTACGAGATAAAATATCTGACATAAAGCCAAGTCTTTGATAAGGCTCTCTCGCTCTTTCCTGATTAAATCTATAAGTTTCATCTTGCATTTGTTGATCTCTTTGTCTTCTGATACCACCAATATTAAGTAAGGATCCTAAGCCTTGCTGTCCTAACTGTTGCATTTGTGCACCCATGTTAGCTTGCTGTGTTCCTAATTGACCGTATTGATTAGCTGCTGCTAATTGATTAGCTTGGTTTTGATTAAAAGTGTTTATTGCATTACCTTGAGCTTGTTGAAAGTTCTGTGATAAGTCTTGAAATATACGTTGTGATGCCATGTCAGCTAAACCTTTTTGAGCTTCTGCTTGTGCAACTCCGTATCTACTTCCGCCAAACACACCACCTTGTACTGCATCACCAGCCATTTTGTTCATCTGTTTCTGGAACTGTTCATTCATTTGTTCTAACGCTTTGTTAGTAACATTCTGTTGATATTGATTCATGAATCCTGACACGTTTGATGTCGAAGGATCGTATTGTTGTTGTGCTGCTTGTAGAGGAGCTATGCCTTGGCCGATAGTAGCCATTCCAGTATCAAGATATTGTTTGTAAGCAGGATCTCCTGTACTCATTCCTGTTGCAGGATCAATACCCATTTGACCAGCACCAAAATTAAATGCTGCTGTTTCTGCTAAATCAAAATCAGCGATGCCTCTTCTTTCAGAAGGCATTGGTTGATCGCCACGTTTAAAAGTAGATTCTAATAAACGACGTCTATAGTCTTCTAAGAAAGGAGCTTCTCTTTGACCTGTATATTGTATATTTGGACTAGCCATTATCTCATTCCTTTCGGGCTTCTGTTTGATTCAGGGTCTAATTTATTCATTAAGTTATACATTGCTTGAGGACCACCTGCGTTGTCAACTGCTTTCGCTGTAAATACAAACTCACCATCACTTAACATTGCTGGTATCTTATCTTCTTTTGGTCCACCAGGACCATTAATCATACCATTTTTTCTTGGAAAGTTTTTATGCGGATTACCTCCTGAAGCTAAGTTAACTATACCACCCATTGCTAAAGGTTTTAAACCTTTTTCTGCATCAGGTGTGTAATTGGAATAAATACCATCTGCTGTTATTTGATCATAGTACTTTCCGTCAGCAGGATTGAAAAACATTTTTTCTACTAACGTGTCCGTGTAATCACCTGTGCCGTACCGTGAACCGTATCGTTTATCTACTGCTGTCATTGGATTTGTATCTACTGGTTCAGGTTTATCTGCTTTGTAAGCTATGTAACTTCCAAGTGCTGGAAGTAAAGCTGATGCTATACCACCAAGTGCGGTTGGCGTAGCATTTCCTTCTGCATCTTTTCCAACAAAACCACTTCCTATAGTTTTTGCTAAATTAAATCCTTTTTGTCCAAGACCTAAAATACCTCTTCCTGGAATAATTCCACTTGTACCTGGTGCAGTGGTTGCTGCTTGACCAGCAAAGTTCCCTAATAAACTTTTTCCAAAACTTCCTAGTTTAGCTAACGGACCAATTCCACCTGCTGCGCCACCAGCGCCGCCGAACATTCCAGCTAACGGACCTGCGCCCATTAAACCTGCTCCACCTAATCCTAATGCTGCAATACCCGCAATCGGGGCTGCTTTTTTTGCTACGTCTCTGACTTTTCTAAAAAACTTCTTAAACATGTACTCCTTGGCAATTCATGATATTGTCTGATTTTGCAAGGAAGGTCAACCTTGATGTATTAAACCTATTTTATTCTATATTTATAGGCATATTTCCTGTAATGTGCAATGAGAAATATGAATTTTGACATAAAGAAAGTGCCGATGGTCCGTGTGACGTGGCTCGATGCCCGTGATACAGAGACAGGATGGCTTGATATAAAGGATGTTATGGGCGCTCCTTTGGCTACATGTCAAGAAGTTGGGTGGATGGTTCATAATAATGAGGAGAAAGTAATAATTATGCGGTCATATAGTAGAGATAAAGATGAAATATCAGGTGGTGGCGCTATTGCTATACCTAAAGGTTGGGTAACAAAAATAGAATATTTAGAGGTGAGTTATGGAGAAAGAAGCAACAATTAATAGTTTATTTGGCGAGACTATTTATTATACATACATAGAAAACAATAACGAAGGTACAGCAAAACATATAGAAAAATTTGTAAAAGAAAAACCAGGTAGAACAGCAGCTACAACTGATGTTAAAGGTAATACAATGTTTACTGATTTGGAAGAGGCTAAGGATAATTTACATAAAGATAGTAAATATAAATCATTATTTACCAACATAGCTAAAAACATAAACGCTTTTTTAATAGCAAAAGGATATAGTAAAGATAAATTTGATGCTCATATCACTAAATCATGGGCTACCTATACGGTAAAAGATCAACACATTGCTAGTCATAAACATACAGCAAGTCATTTTAGTTTTGTTTATTATGTGCGTAATGATGACATGGGCAACATACGATTTGAAAAAGAACTAGCAGCACAGACAGGTTTGTTTATACCTCCAACTGACCAGTACATTGTAGACTGGAATCAGTTTAATTTTTCTAGTTACATTTTTCCTGTAAAGACAGGTAACTTTTTAATATTTCCAAGTGGATTATTACACTATACCGAAATAAATACAAAAGAAGAACCTAGAATAAGTATAAGTGGTGACGTGTTACTTACGATGAAACCTGGTATCAAAACAGAACATTGTATACCACATCCAAGTGGCTGGGATACTATTTCAAATTAGTTGTCAAGAAAACAATTTAAAAAAGATTACTTGATAATTACAGCAGACGTGTTTAAATTAGATCTCACCCAAAAATTAAATCAACAGGAGATATTATGGAAAATCAAGAAGTATTGAAGGCTATAGCTGTCCTCGCTGATAAGGTGAGTCGCTATCATGAACGTTTATTAACAGTAGAAAGAGATCAACACAGACATGAAAGTAATTGTACATGTCAATCTAGATCTCCTAGTATGGGTAGACCTTTAACAGAAGATGAAAGAGTATTTGTTCAAGAAAACATAGCAAAACACAAAGTCGCTGCTACTGGTTCTTAGTCTTTCCAAAAACATCAGGTAATTTAGTTACCTTTATTTGAACATTAGTTTCTACGTCATTAGACGTAGTAGCTGTGTTTGGATTAGCTATGTCAAGTTTAGCTTCTTCCTCTGATTCATAATCAGCGCCTGTTAATTTATTTTTAACTTCAACGTGAACTTCGGGCTGTATAATAGGAACCTTTTGTCCCTCAATAACTTGAACACCAATTTGTTCTGAGTCTTGTACTTTTTTAAATGTCATATTGTGATCTCCATTAAACTTACTAATATTTTTACACCACCTGTTAATTTAATTGCATCAGCTTGTTCCAATACAATAGGTTGTGTTAATACTTCTGCTTCTGCCCCGTCAGCTAAACTATCTTTATATAGCTCTATTTCTAAATTACTGTTGCTACTGTCCATCATTGTTACTGTCGTAGTAATGGCACCTCCTGTTTGATTAGACAAACGTATGCTTTTTACTAACGCAGTTGTTGGTGGAACTGGCGGTTGCGAATTCTGATCAGCTGTTGGTACGGTGTATATAGTGCCTGTTGCACTGCCAGATCTACTTATAAATAAATCAGCCAAGGAACCACGTCCTTGCTGTCGATTCGTCTTTTAAATCTTGTTGATAACCAAAATTTAATTGTTGTACGATTTGCTCTAACAATCTTGTTAATATATCAATTATGGTAGGTTGATATTCAGGAGTTGCTTGAGGAAATCTTGTTGTTGTAATCTTCGCCATTATCTGCCTCCATCTGGTTGTACATCTAATCGTAGTGTACCATAACGCCATTTATCACCAACAGCATCACTGTCAATACGAATGTTGGCTTGTCTGCCTCTACCTCGTAAATCAAACTTTTCTGTTGTTGGAACTACTGTTCTAACCACTGTCGTTGAGGTAGTTGCACTAGGATAGGTTTTAAATTTAAGAGTTAAATCTACCGATCCTGTTAAATCTTTAAAGTTAGGTATACCTCTTCCTATATGTAAGAATGGCTGACCGTCTGCTATATCAAAATCACCTGATTCAATAAACGCAGGTATTGCTGTTGTTACGTTATCTTCTCCTGTTTCGTGTTGATACAGTGTTGTTGCTCCTGCTGTTAAACCGTTAATAGTATCATTATTTGCAATAGCTGTTGTAGAATATTCAGTAGCATATGGTTTTTGATACACACCATAATCTAGCCATGTTGTTCTTGCTAAACTACCAGTAGACCAGCAATCTTCTAAATAATTATATGTGACATATCTATCTATTTGTGTGGCATTATTAGATGTATAAAACCATGTAACTTCATTAAACTCAGAATTTACTGCTGCATACGTTTCTGGTTGATTCGTAATACTAAAATCTTCAAAGACATAATCTTGCACACTACAAGGCATCTTAGAAATTGCACCATCAAATTTGTAAAAAGAATTTTGAGACATCCAAAAGGCTGTACCATTAACATCAACAGCGCAGTGTAATGACACTGCACCACAGTTTGCACCAATTTGTGTTAGGTTAAAAGTAAAAGGTGCACCAACAAATTGTAATGCATTGAGTGATGTATCTGTCCAAACCAAAACAGCATTACGAGATCTTACTGCTGTTATAATTTTAGATCCATCTTGTATTCTAAAAGAACCTGCTGTGTTTGTTGCTGTAGGAGTCCATGTATTATAGTCTTCTTGCGAAGAAAAACGTAAAAATAAATCATCTTTAGATGTGGAACTACCTATAGTTGTTTCTGTGCCAAATAAAAATACATGTCTATCAGGCATTGATACTAAATTAAATCTTGATACGCTTGGCGCTGCAGTAACAATTGCTGCAGGTGTACCTACACCAACCGATGTATCCCATCTGAATGTTCCACCATTGCTTACAGTAGCTAATAAATCCTCACCAAAGTTATCAAAAGACCAGTTACGTCCTTCAATAGTAACGTTTGACGTAGAACGAGCCGTGCCCCATGCTTCTTTACCCCATTGCCATGTACCCCAACCATAACCATACTGTGAGACAGCCGTTCCAACGGATATTTGATAAGTTGCTGTTGCTGTTGCCGCCGATGCTCCTGTGCTTGTTGCATTTGCCGCCGCTGTAATCGTATAAGTATTGCCTGTTGGCACTGTTAATATTTCATATTCTGCATCCATAGTAGCTGCAGGTATGCCGTTAACAGCGCCAGACGTAGAAGAGATAGTAACAAAATCTCCTACTTCAGCGCCATGACTGGGATCAGTCACTGTAACGGTAGGTGAATTATTTGTTGTTGTAAAACCTGTAATTGAGCCTGTTGCCCTTGTTGGTGTAATATCATACGCTACACCTTCTGTGTAAATATATAATTTTCTATCGGTGCCGATGGCCGTGTACCGTACACCGTTAAGATCTGTCCATGCGTGCATGTCTCGTGCAACACCAACTAATGTATTAGCAATTAATTTAATCCAACCACCAATTTTTTCTGGTAAGCCATAACGAAAGCGTACAAAGTCAGAATCAGTCCAACGCCCTGCCGCACCGTATTCGGTATCTTGTTTATCAATGCCAGGGGCAAAAGCTATTTTAGTAAGAGGCATTATGCAATCCTCATAAATCTATATACAATTTCACCAGCACCGCCATCACCACCTTCAGTAGCATTTTCGGCACCACCTCCGCCAGCACCAGATCCTTGTGTTCCATCACCACCTGGAGTAGAATCAGGAGAACCAGCTGTACCACCAGATACGTTACCATTATAAGAAGCACCTCCAGCACCTCCATTTACGTGACAGTTGTCACCACCACAATTTGATCCTGTTACTCCTGCAACGCCGTCTCCCCCTGAATTAAAAGTAGAATTAGGACCAGTATTAAAAGTTGTAATATTTATTCCATCAACAGTTGTTCCTGTTGATAAAGAAGTTCCTAAAGTTGCAGTTCCTCCTTGACTTGGATTATTACTACGAAGAGGACCTTGTACTCCTCCGCCTGTTCCCGATCCACCAACACCTCCACCTAAAGAAAATAATTGATTTGTTGTAGAACCTGTTAAACTTGTTGCTCCTCCACTTCCAGCAGTAGTATTGTAAGCACTTCCTGTAGATTTTGCACCTGCAGCTCCTACTACAGCAGTTAAAGTTTCTCCTCCAACAACAGTGTAAACTCTATCAGAAATATAAGCACCTGATCCACCACCTGTGCCACCTGATTCACCGCCAGCTTTATCATATTGTGCACCTTTAACTCCTCCAGCTCCTCCACCAACAGCTTGTTTAACATGAATAGCATTCGCGTTAGAAGGCACGGTAAAGTTAGTAGTGCCAGATCCTGCTGTAGTAAAACTTCCTGGTGTATCAAATAAAGTAAACACGGTTCGCCATGAACCACCATCTTTTATATAAGCATTATTAATTGTTTTGTTGGTAAAAGAAGTACTATCTCTCACATATAATTGAGAGCCAGCATCTGAGCTTATCTCACGCCACGTACCACCTGATTTAACATAAATTGGCATGAGGCATTATGTATATTTGTACCAAATATCTCCATCAGAACCACCGCTAGGTCCACTGGTACTTACTGTTCTTGTTCCATTAGCATTAGTTCCTGCTGTAGCAGAAATAAAAGCTTGTACATCAGATCCAATTGCAACACCTATATTTGTTCTTGCTGTTGCATCGGTAGGTACATCACTTAAATTGTTTGCTGTTTGCAAAACACCAGTAATAGCTGTTCCTGATATTTTATATTTAATTGATTCATAAGTTGCCATATTACTTCTCCGTTAGTTTCCAACCATAAGTTGCACCAGAATACACTAAAGCAAACGCCGCATCTTCTGTAGCAACAGTTAAATCAGCTGTAGCTCCGTTTATTTTTAAACTGTTTCTTCCTACAGTTAAGTTATTTGTATCAAAAGAACTAGCTAAATCAACAAATCTTACCTCGTCTCCTGTGCTAGGTGAAGCAGGTAATGTTATAGTAACAGGAGCACTGCTTGTATCAACAAATATTTTATCTCCACTTAGTGCTGTATAAGCACTTGTTTTTGTAATCCATACACCACCCTGAGTTTGTAGCTCATACCAATTGGTACCATCAGTAGCCAAGAAAACACTTGTTTGAGGATTAATGACATATGTATTACCAGAAGCTCCTAGTCTTGCAGTAACGGTGTATGTTGTACTAGCATTTCGTAAAAAATATAATTTTTCTTTTGCTGTAAATTGAACAACATGATTAGCCGCTGCATTGGTAAATATAATAGCAGCTTGCCTGTTTTCGTTATCTGCTTGTGTAGAAGGTCCATTAGTATCGGTTAAAACAGTTGTTGTTCCAGATGATATATTCTTTGTATATACCCCTGCAATAGCTTGTTCTAGTGATTGTGAGAAATTGTTATTGGTAGTCGTACCCCAGGCATTTGCCTGATCTCCTACCCCAATTAGCTCTATTTGTAGTCTTGTTGAATATGTTGACATAATTTACCTATGCTGCATCCTGCCATGTATTTGTAGCAGAATCATCAACATTTGTCCAATTATTAGTAGCTGCATCATTAACGTTGGTCCACGGTGTATTAGCATCATCATCGACTGTTACCCACGCATAGACGGCTTCATCACCTAGTTCTAAGGTCATCGGAATACCTGTTGGCGTAATGGTTACATTTGATGCTAGAGTTACATTTCCTAAAGTAGATGAAATAATATTACCACTTGGTAGCGCTGTTGCTGACGCATTGACTGTAACAGTTCCAAGAGCGGAGCTAACAGCTTGACCCGTTGGTGTTACCGTTGCTGTACCTGTAATAGTCGCTGTGCCGAGAGCCGTGGTTAGGGCTTGACCTGTTACAGCTACTGGAGTTTGAGCATCTACACTAACTGTTCCGAGAGCCGTGGACATTGATTGTCCAGTTAAAGTTCCTGTATTAGCTGTTGCTACTACAGTTTCATCACCTAAAAATAAATCTAGATCTGGTTCAGATGAAGCATCAATAGCAACTTGACCACCTGCGGTGACACCGTACGTGCCAATTGTTTGTGTTAAACCAAACCCTGTAACCGATACGGTTGGGTTGGCAATTACATTGATGACTGGTGTGCCGAGAGCCGTGGATAGTGAAACACCAGAAGGTGTTGCTACCGATGTTGTATTAAGAACAACTGTACCAACAGCAGATGTTAACTCTTCGCCTGTTACACTTGTTTGTGCTCCAGCTTGAATTGTGGAAGTACCTAAATTGGAAGTTAGGGCAAGACCCGTAACAACCGCTACCGCATCCTGTTTACCGAGGGACGATAACGGGCCTTCAGCAAATGCTAAAATCCCTAACGTCATGGTCTACCTCGCTGTTATTGGTACACCAGCTGAAGAAACAAAAGGATGTTCTGCCCAAGCCCAATATACAAAATCTTCACCATCTGTATTAGCTCCACCAGTATCTCTTACAGTAAAACCATTGGAACAAAAATCATAAGTATTTTGTGAAAATTCTACTGCGTTTTCATTTGCGTTTAGACCTAAATTAACTACGTTTCTTGGATTTCTTTGGTTGTCATTCATTCTCCAGTTTCCTGAAGCACTAATATTTTTATTAAAAACAAAAGCTGGTTTAAATCCAGTGTAACAAAAAGGACCGTTTGCACTTCCATTACCAGTATATCTGCCAAAAGCCGAATATCCTTTTACTTCTGCCCAACAAAACATCAAATAAGAATTACCATTACCGTTTACTTGAGCATCACCCCCTAATGTAATTACACTTGTACTTGGTTGTGTGCTGTTAAAAAAACTTGCAAATTTAGCGTCATTATTACTAGCATTACTATTTAATCTTAAAGTGCTCGTAGAATCATGATGATGCCATACAGCCCAGTCATCATTTGTATTTCTTATTTTTATAAATATAGCTGCAGGTTTTACACCAAGACCATGACCTATAGTTGATCCCGCACTACCATTCCCTGAGTATAAACCCATAGTAAACTTACTTGTTGAGTTTGTAGATGAATTAATTGTAATAGTACCATCAGTATTATTAGAAGTAGAGTTGGTTCCATTCCAAGTCCACCCAACATAATCAGTGGAAGCATTATTTGTATAGTTAGAAGTGCTGGTACCTGATACTACAGAAAAACCTGTACTTGTAGTTCCTCCTACATATCCATTAGCGCCTGTATTATGGTTAGCTGTATCACCTTCTTGAGAGTTACTATTAGGAACTAATTCTTTATTAGCACCATATCCTTCAGCTTCTTGATAAAGATAGTGGGATCTACCAGACATGTCTCTTGCTTTAACCCAAACCATACCAGGTCTAAATGTTCCAGATTCTTGTATTTGTCTTGTATAACCTGAATTAGCACCACTAGCGGCGGCATCACCTGTCCATAAATGAGTAAAAAATTGAAGTTTACCATTATCAATTGTTGTATATGCCATAATATTATCCGTATTGTCCTAAGTTCTTACTACATAACGCATAGTACCCTGATGGCACTGCGTATTCAAAACTACCATAACCATTTGCGTCAGAATTACTAGAGGCAATAGCAAAAGGAGGATTGCCAAAATTCCATTCTCCAGTTCCCGCTTGCGAAGTAGAAGCATAAGTCACAAAAACATAAGGGTCACTTAACGTTTCGCTTAAATTTTGAGAAACAACTTGACTTCCATTTTTATAAAATTTTATATTTTTTGTGCCACTTGCTAAATCTAAAGCTACACCTACAATATCATTTTGAGCTAAAGTAAAACCTTGGCTACCTGAATTACTTCCATTAACATAAAGATTACCTTCTCTATTTATTCCATAACTATCTGTAACTTGACCAGGATAATTATTAACATTACGTTGTGCTATATCAGTATAACCTTGCGCTATGCCTATCATTGGATTGTAAGTATTTGTGTTTGTAATTTTCATTTCACAATACCATTTCCCATCATACACACCGAATGAACTAACTGAATTATAATTACCACTAAAGGTAAGTGCTCCTTTATTCATAGATACACCTGTTCCTGCAACAGGATTCATAGTAGAAAAATTATTTGCAGGTCCATCTTTTGTATTTGGATTTGTACCTAAATTATTAGAAGCAAAGTGGTTATTATTGCCAGAAGTATCTGCACCAAATCCACTTGAATCAGCTGATGCTCCTGTTCCTGTAAAAAGTAATTGAAAACCATTACTGCCATATGTAACAGAAGGAGAAGAATTAGGTATCCAAAAAAGACTAGCGTCGGTTGACCCAAATGTACTAGCTGCATATTGTGTTCCATTAGCAAAAATAAATTGAGATAAATAACCACCAAATCCTAAACTATTACCTGTTTTAGCCCCTATAACATGTTGTTGATTTTTACTAAATTGAGTATCTACGTTTTGATTCCATGCTCCAACCGTAACAGTTTGTTGAGTGCCATTTACATAAATTTTTAATCCATTACTTCCAGAAGATTCAGTTGTATCACATGCTACTACAACATGATACCAAGCAGACGGATCTCTAAAATACATAGAAGTGTACACATTAAAACCATTGTTAGCACTTGCACTTACTGCATTAAAACACTGTAATTGATAATTATCTCCACTTCCTCTTAAAACAATACCTGTTTGATTGTCAGCATCAGTCTGTGCATGCATTACATATTGATCATTTCCTGTTACTATAATTGATTTTTTTACCCAAAAAGAAACAGTCCATACGTCTAAGTTTCCACTAGAGCTAAAAGTTTTTGTTAAATAAGTCTGTGCCATTATTGATCAAACCTTCCTGAATTGTCTACTATGAAGCTTGATGTTAATGTAAAGTTACGATCTGCTGTTTGTCCTTGAGCATCTGTTGCTCGTAGAGTAAAACTGTATGTTGTAGCAGACGTAGACGATCCACCAAAATCAGTTGTAGTTATAGCACCCGTACTAGAATTTAGCGAGCAATTTGCTTGCCCCGCATTTGTTAAAACGTTTGTTGTTTCTGAATAAGCAATCGTGTCACCTGTTGCTGTAACTGTTGCCACTGTACCTGAAAAATTACCTGCAATAGTTCCAAGCGAACCTGCAGCTGTACTCCACACAGGAGCATCTGATACAGTTAATAACGCCGAGCTTGAGCGTGCAGCTAAACCGTTATTATTCTCTACACGAATATAATATGTACCGTCTGTACCAAGCGTAAAGTTTGCTGTAATAGACGTAGCACTTGTAAACGTAACAGTGTTAGCTGGTGTAATAGCACCTGTAGATGAATTAATAGCATCTACTGTTGGCACTGATACAAAATTAGTACCTGTAATAACAACGTTAGTCGCAGTGTTTTCAATCGTACTTGGGCTAATACTTGATACTGTTGGAAAACTAAGTGCCGCTTGTAATCCTGTTAAATTAGAGCCATCTGCTGCGGGTAAAGTAGCAGGAAATCTTGCATCAGGAAGTGTACCTGATGTTAGTTGAGTTGCATTAAGTGTTGTTAATCCAGAGCCTGATCCAGAAAGACTAGCACCAGCTGTTATTGTAATCGTGTCACCTGATTCACCAATCGTGATCGAAGACCCTGTATATTTTTTTATCGTATTTACTTTTACTTCTGACATTATCTTGCCGTTGCTGCTACGTTATTTGTTCCAACCAATGTTTGTTCAGCAAATGCCATGTAAACATAGGTTCCTCCATCTGCATTACCCCAACCTGCACCAGCTTCTCTTTGTTTAAAACCATTTGAAAGAAAGTCTACTCCTTGAGTTTCACTATATTCAGCAGAATTACTATCTGCATATAATACTTGGTCCACTGGATTTGCATTTGGATAATCTGTTCTTTGGTGATCCATCATAATCCACTCTCCTGATGAATCAGTTCTTTTAATCATAAGCCAACCAGGTTTAAAGCCAGTATAAATAAAAGGTCCATCTGCGTTTCCGTTACCAGTATATGAACCAAACTTGCTATAACCTTGTTTTCCAGCAAAACAGTAGGCAACATTTGTAAGTCCATTTCCATTAACAGTACCAGAACCACCTAAAGTTATGAGAGTTGATGTGGGTGCAGTATCATACCATCTATTGTCATGGTCAGCCGTAGCGGCACTTGAGTTTAAAACTAAATAATCGGTTTCGGGTGATGATGTATTTGCACTATGATACACAGACCACGGATCTGTTGCACTTCTTACTTTAACAATTATTACATCTGGAGCTACACCTAATCCGTGTCCAATAGTTGCACCAGCAGAACCATTTCCAGTGTATGTAACTATGCTAAATCCTGCCGTTGTATTGGCCTGAACGGTAGAGGTTATAGAGCCAGAACTATTAGTTGACGTAGTTCCGCCATTAGCTTTCCATTGCCATGCTACAAATGTTTGGCTATTTTCATTTGTAATATTTCCACTTCCAACAGTAAAGCCGTCAGTATCAAATGTTTTTTGATCATTTGTTTGTGTTTCTTCTGCTCCTGAACTGTTTGCTTGTATCCTTTGACTATTGCCTCTTGAACTATCCCAATTACTATGACTCCTAGAACCTTGAGACCTTTGTTTAATCCATAAGTAATCTGGTTTAAAATCACCTGCACTAGCATCATTAGTTATCGCATGCGTGCTTGAACCATTACCAGTATATAATTGTGTAAGAATGTGCGCTGAGGGATTATTTATTGTTGTATATGCCATATCTTATCCGTAAGTGTTAATGTTTCTTGTACATAATGCGTAGTACCCTGATGGTACCGCATATTCAAAATTTCCAAACCCAGCACCATCATTATTGCCTGATGATATAGTATAAGAAGGATTTCCAAAATTTATTTTTTGAAGAGAACCTGTATGATAACCACTTACTACTGGTAATAATCCATATGCCATATCGGCAGCAGTTACTGTTTGATCTTCCGTTGTTCCTGTTGCTGGATTTCCACCACTCAACCATGTTCCATTTTTTCCGTACCATATTTTTCTAGTACTTGAATCAATAGCAACCATCATAGTGTCTCCATGCGTCCAACAATAACTTGTTCCCTTATTTACGCTTGAGCCACTATTAGTGAATAAAAATCCATTACCATTTGAAGCAGCGTATAAAGTATAACAACCTGTTGTATCGGCTCCTGCATCAGAACCTCTATCAAAGTTAGATTTTGCAAAGCCTATAAGTTGATCTATTGTTCCTGAACCTGAAGTTGTATATTCATAATACCATTTTCCACTGGTAGGAATACCTAAACTTCCAAAAGCAGTAAACCAGTTAGCACTTGAATTTTGAACTACTGTATTTCCTAAAGTATAGTCATGATTGTCTGCTGGTGTTCCATCTTTTGCAAGAGAGTTATATGTAGCAAAATTGTTAGTAGGAGTATCAGTAACTTGTGCATTGGTGCCTGCATTATTAACTGCATAAGTGTTAGAATTGCCACTTGTATCAGTGCCTAACGCACCAGCATTTTTAAATTGAAGATAAACACCGTTTGTTCCATAAGTAACACCTGAAATACTTTTTGGTTTCCATATACCTGTTGTAGAATCTGTTTCTCCAAAACTTGATGGGGTTAAAGCTGAACCATCTATTAAATTAAAATCTGCTATATACCCATTTGTACCATCTGTACTACTTGGTGATGCACCAATCTTGTGTGCATTAGTATTGTTTACACCAAAATCAAAATTAGAACTTATACTGTTTTGATTGTTTGCTGAAAAGCTAGTTACTTGTGATCCATTTATATAAAGTTTTGTTCTATTAGACGATGAACCTTGAGTAGTGTCTGCTACAAACATAATATGATACCAAGCTGAAATATCTCTAAAGAGCATGTTTGTTTCAAACACATTAAAAGAATTTAAACCAACCATTAGATAATTGTTTTGATGAATTGTAAGTTCAAATCTGTCATGATCGTTAGATCCATCGGTACTAAGCAAACAATTTCTATCACCTACTTCTGATCTTTTAAACCAAAGAGAGATTGTAAATATTTTTCTATTACCTGCACTACTAGGCGTTCTTGATAAATACGTTGCCATTATGGATCAAACCTCATAGCGTTACTTATACCAAGAGTTATTGCTATTGAAAAGGCTCTATCGGCAGTTTGACCTTCAGCATCCGTTGCTCTAATGGTAAAGTTATATGTTGTATCGGCAGTTGCTCCAGATTCGGTCCCTGTAATTGTAGAAGAACCACTTCCTGTATTTAAGCTTAATCCTCCAGGCAAAGAACCTGATTGTAGAGTCATTCCAGTAGAATTAGTAGCGGTTAAAGTAATTGTACCAACTGAAGAACCACCCTCAAAACTACCTAAACTTCCAGCAGCTGTTACCCAAGCTGGTGCGTCTGATACGGTAAGAATGGCCGTTCCACTACGGACCGCATTACCATCATTATTTTCCACTCTAAGAAAATATGTGCCGTCAGTACCTAATGTAAAGTTTGCGGTTATTGAAGTTGCGCTTGTAAAGGTAACTGAATTGGCAGCAGTTATTGCACCCGTAGAATTTATTGCTTCTACAATAGGAACAGAAACAAAATTAGTTCCTGTAATAACAACATCAGTTGCTGTGTTCTCTATAACTGATGGATTGATTGAACCGATTGTAGGTTTTGTTTCGGTTGCAGTAACCCAAGATAATTGGTTGGTATTACTTCCATTACTAGCTAAGACCTGTCCGTTAGATCCAACTGATGTTGGTAGTATTAATGTGTATGATTGTCCTGCACTATGCGCTGGCGATTGTATCTTAACGCCGTGGCTGTTCTGTGAGCAATTAAGAGTTATCTTTCCGTCAGCAGACGAACCATCACCTTTTGCTGTAATAGATTCTGAATTAACAGTTCCCGTTACAGTGCCTGTATACGTTCCTGCTACAGTCCCTGTAAGGGTAGCCCCAGCAGTAATCGTGATAGTATCACCTGACTCACCAATCGTGATAGACGATCCCGATTGTTTTTTGAGTGTGTTTACTTTTAATTCAGATGTCATGATACTAAAATTTGTCCTTGTTCATTTGAGCTACTTGAATTACTTCCTGATAAGTTCATTCCTCTTGAATTAGAATGTGTGTCTCTTGGAACAATAAAGTCAGTGTCCCAGTACCCAACAGCTACGCCAGCAGAAAGAGCATTATATCCTGTTATACTACCACTTACTAAATTACTTGTTGCAAAAGTTCCTGTAAAACCACTTGAATTTGATTTTGCACCTGAACTAAATTGTTCTGATCCTGATCTATCTCTAATTGCAACTACAACTTTATCCCATTTAGTATTACTATCCATTGTCAATTTTAAAACTTTATTTCCATTATAACCTGCAATTGTTCTGTTACCTGTTATTCCTAATTGATAAATAAAATCCGTATAAATAATAGCAGCTCTCGCTGTAGTAGCAGCAATATTGGTAGCACTGTTTTGTAAATCCGCTACGTTTAAAGAAGTTGTAGAACCAAAACTTTCATAAGCAAAAGAAGTTGAAGCTAATACTCTTCCAATTTGTGCATATCCTAAATTATCGCTGGTATTCAAATGACAATATAATTGAACTCCTGTAGATACGTTTCCTGGTTTTATATAATACACTCCATTTGTGGTAATACCTAAATTTATTAGTGCTGTTGGATGAGGAGCTGATCTAGCTTCAGTTGAACCATCAAGAGCAGGAGTAACAGTGATATTAAAAGTTCTGTTTATAGTTTGAGCATTTGCTGTTGCACTAGCATCAAAAGATGTAGTTGTTGAATTGGTAACGTTGTTGGGTTCTCCTGTTATTGTGCCATTACTATTTAAGGTAAGACCAATTCCTGTTAAATTACTTGTTGTTTCTGCATATGTTATAGGATCTCCATCTGCATCAGTAGCAACAATAGTAGCGTGAGTAGTGTTCCCAACATCATCGATTGTTCCAACTGATCCCGCTGCTGTTGTCCAAGTAGGGGCAGTATCTCTACTTATTTGATTTGATAATTCAGCAGTTTGTCCTGCTGTTGATGTAATTTTAACATCGTATGGGTCTAAAGTATTAGAAAAACTTGATCCTGGAGCAACGGCTGTAATACTACTATTACTGTTTACCGTAGTGCTTGTAGCGTTAAAAGAAGAAGCGTTTGTAGCAACAAAACTAATAACATCTCCTGATCTAAAATTATTGCCCACAATTGTAAAAGTGACATCAGCATCAGATGTAACTGTTGTAGGTGAAACAGATGTTAAACTAGGAGCTGGTGTTAATTCATCAAAAGAACTTCCATTGTAAGTTTCAAGAGTTTTAGTTGTTGTATTATATCGAACTTGACCTTGAACGTTTCCTCTCTGACCTGTTGTTCCAACAGCAACTTTAGTACCTGTAGTGCCTTGATCTACTATATTATCTAATTGTTTTATATCTTTATAATCAACCATTTATTTCTCCATCAATAACCATCCATGGCTTGCTCCTGAATATACTAAACCTAAAGCAGCCCTAGCGGTGCTTATAGTTAAATCTGAATTTTGACTTTGTATAGCATGTCCGTTTCTACCAACAGTTATATTATTAGTTGCAGCATTTCCACCTGAATCAATAAATCTAATTTCATCTCCAGCCGTAGCTGAACCTGGTAAAGTGGCTGTTACAGTATTACTAGAGGTGTCAATAAAATATCCTCTTGAGACAACAGCATTAAAATTAGCTGTTTTAGATTCCCAACTTAAACCACCAACGCCTGCAGGTAATTGTACAGTAGCAGCCGAAGCATCTAACGTAGAACCTGATGGAAGGGTAACGGTATCGCCGCTCTCTGCAATTTGAAGAGATGTGCCTGACCCTTGTGGTATAATTTTATTTACTTCAAGTGTGCTCATAGAATAAATAAATTCCCTGTTACGGACAACGTACCTGTAATAGATACAGGTCCAGCTAAAACGCCAGAGTCCATTGTTTGAACGTCACTAATAGTAGAGTTATGCGTTGTTACATAAGATGTTGGATCCATGACAGGGGATGGCGCCCTTTTTGCTGGATATGTACAAAACACATCTTTTGTACCTGCAGAAAAATCTACTTTGTTGTCACTATTCGTGCTCTCTAAAACTGTATCTCGTGAAAGTGTATCAGTAGCTGCATCCGTGACAGTACCAATACCTATTTCATATTCGGTGCTACCTGACTGCATAGTAATACAGTAGTAAGTAGTATTAGTAGTACCAATACCCGCAACAAAAGTTTGAAAACCAGTGCTTGCTCCTGCAAGATCCACGGTCCCCGTTCCTGTTGTTGTCGTGGTTTCCTTAACACGATCATTGATAATCAATGCCATGTTAAACTCCTACGATAATCTCAGTATAGCTGTGCTCGTACCTGGTGCTGGAAACTGAATAGTAAACGTGCCGTTAGTTGCTGTAAAATCAGAACCAAAAGCTAAAATACATACTGCATTAGTTGTTCCAGTTCCACCATCTGTTGTAGTGTTATAGATCATCGCTCCATTCGCTGTAAAGCTAGCAGAAGTCCACTGAGGATCATTTGAAAAATCAACGTAAGCTGTTGATGCTCCTGAACCTCCTGTAACAGATTGACCTGTTAAAGTTTCTCCGCCCGCTGTGTAAGCTGAACCAGATGTATTTGTTATTTCGTTACTTGTTGAATATGCTGTGGTCGATGCTCCTAAACTTGCGCTTGATGTAAACAATGCAATTTTAAAAGTGTGACCACCATTTGCAAAATCATGTTTTCCTTCTAAAAGCTCTGCTTTAAAAGAATTGCACACTGCTTGTGATATAGCCATCTTTTATCTCCTTATGGGTTTTGAGAAGGTAAAGGTAAACGAATAACACCATCTTGATACTCGTCTCTTCGTCTTCTTCCTTGTTGTTCAATTGCAAGTCGCTGTACCGCTTCTTGATAACTTTTTTCGTATTGGGCAAGCAAGTCATATGGTCCTTTGAGATATTTAAATGCCTCAATAAGACAAGCATATAACAAAACTTGTGGTGCATTCTGACTAACCCAAGTTGTGGTATTAGTCGTAGAAAGCCCTGTTTCGTTACGATTTAAAGCTAACTCTATCTTATAAGCTGAATCAGGGGTTGGCGCAAGGTATATTGTATTTTGATCCCACATTGCATAGTAACGTGGTTTACCTTGAGAAGTTCTATTTGGCCAATATTCAGTCATATAACTAATATCTTTTTGTAGTAAGTATGTTCTTGTATTTGCATCACTCCCTGCAGTTGGATAAATAGACGCTGTTCTAACAAAAGCCATGGTTGTTGGAGTAGCGCCAGGCAGTGTAACAAATTCATTACCCTGTGTTAATGTCGTAAACTGATAAGCTCTAAATACATCAAGATCTACTTCTCTAAATATACGTAGCTCTGCTTGATTAATAAAATCATTAACTACTGTAGTTGTTAAAACATCACTAGATGTTTCCGTATAACTTCTTATTTGATCTACTACTTCTGCATATGTGCTCATGATATTACCACCGTTGCTGTTCCTAATTGTGTGTTCATTATGGTATCTTGATTAGCTTGTGAACTTCCATTTAAAGGTTGCATTGTTCTCACCTGTACTGTTTCCATTGCGCCAGGTGCAGGTATAGGATTGAATTGTTGTATAGTTTGTAAAACAGTTTGAAAACCATTAGCACCTATTGCGGGAGATATGCCATTAGATCCACCATTAGTCATACTGGTTGAATTAACATCATCATTTATATAAATGCCTCCAAGAGGTATTGTTACACTAACAACTTGTGGTTTAGCATGTTGTAAAGATTGAGCATCCGTGGGATGATTGGTTGGATTGAGTAAAGGAGATTTAGGTTCATACTCTGAAGTGTGTACCCAAGCACCTGTCCATTCTTGCACCATTTCATTGTACGGATAAGCTTGTCCATCTCTATCGGATATTCGTAAAGCAAACTTTCCTGATGAATAACGAGCCATTAATAAGTTCCTCCTATAAAGTCTGTTTTAGGAACAAAATGAGAGCTTACATTTTCTCTATTTGTGTCTGCTGCTCTTTTAAATTCTTCTTCATACACTTGTTTTAATATTCCAATTCTATCTGGAGCATATTTCATGGCTATATAATAAGCTAATCCTGCTGTTAAACACGGTAAAAATGAAAAAGGTATTTCATTGTTATTAGTATAATCACCCGAGTCTTTCATTCTAAGCATAGCATAATAAACTACAGTATAAGCTACATCCGCAGCTGGGTATAAATACAGCTTAGGATTAATTGTTTTTTCAAAATAATATTGAGTAGGTCTTCCACCAGAAGTTTTAACTGTATAGTTTAAATAGGTCGATCTGCTAATAGGAGAGCAGTTATATTCATTATTATCAGAATCTCTAATAACAAGATCAGTAATTTCTATTATTTCAGAAGCGTCTGAAGCTGCGGTTCCATACAAAGAAGTTCCGCTTAATTCAATAGTATTAGCGGCTAACGCTGCTGTTTGTTTTTGTATTGTCCAAAGATTAAGTCCTCTATTAGACCATTCAGCTAAAAGAAGATTTAAAGAACGACGAGCGGTTTTAAGTTGGTATCCAGTACGATCTTGTAAACCGCATCGTTCAAAAGCTTCTTCAACTATTTCATCAATAGAAAAGTCAAAATTTGCTGTGCTAGCATAAGTTGGCATTTAACTATTTAGCTTTGCCCATACCACGTCTAGCAACACCACCACCACGTCTGTTAATTTTTTGATTTGGACGTTTACCAAATTTTCCATAAGATTCATTTCTTCTATCTTTCATAGATTGTTTCTTACCAGATTCTTTTCCAAGCCTCATACCTATAGATTCATCTTCTCTAGCTTTGTAACCTTGTTTTTTCTTTCTTTTTTTTATAGCACTTTTAGCAGCTCCTGCCATTTTACCCACTAAACCTTTTAGACCTTTGCCAGCTGCACCTGCAGCACCTGCACCAGCTAACAAGCCCATAGCATCTAATTTGTGTAAAGGTAATTTAGTTTTTGAAATTAATTTTCCAATTCTGCCACCAGCTTTCTTTTTAACTGTGCCGCCTCTTTTCATAGCTCTTTTTTTAACTGAGCCACCTCGTTTCATGGCTGTTTTCTTTTTGCCCATCATGATAGACCTCCATAGATCTTTTTATATTTATTAAAACGAGATACCACAACGTCTTGATAGTATTCGTCAGGCCACAACTTATAGTAGCCTTGTCTGTGTAATTTATCAGAAGCTTCCTGTAATTGCGAGAACTTTTGTACCAACATCATGGAATATTTATACTCTGGATATGACTCGTGAATTTCTTTATTTTCAGTAGGAGCTACTAAAAACTGTTGTTCATCTTCGGTAGCTGGATTAGATGGGTGAAAACTCATAAAATAGATGTCTTTTGAGTTATACCACTCGTTATATGCTTCGGTGACATAATGAAGATCATCAGGAGAATAGCTATAATAGGGGTCACAGAATATTAGTATTTCCTTTTTTGTAAAATCTAAATTTTTAAGACAATCATTTAATTCTTTTTTATAAGTGCTGTGTTTGGTTTTAACAGCAATCCACACTTTGTTATCAGCCCATGCTTTTTTAGCAAAAGGACACGCAGGTACGCCGCCTAAATGAACATTAGAAACCTCTAAAAAGTTCTTAGACCAAAGTCTAACATCTTCTATTATGTCTTGCCTTGTCGGTTGTATTTTTTCCATGTCAGCCTCTTTCTTTTATTCTTAGGTCTTGATCTACTAGAATGACCTATGCTTGTTCTTTTAGGTTTAGGTGTAAAGTATTCGTTAGATGGGGTCTTAGCCATTATTTCATTTGATTAAGAGGGTTTTCAAGAGTTAACTTTATTTGCTTATCAATGCTCTCTTGTAATTCTGCCATCGCTTCCTCAAGCTCTTTTTCTAATTTATTCATATCTTCTTCAATACCATCTACCGTAGATTTTAATTCTCTTTCATTTGATCTAGCGTCTTCTTTGACTCTTGTTTCTACATCTTCAACAATTGTTTCAATACGTCTTACATCTGCTTTTAAATCATTCTTTAGTTCTTTAGCTACATCTGCCACCAATCCAACTTCTTCTAAAATCATACTCATTTCAGATTGCATCATTTCTACTTCTTGTTGTACTAAATCTATACGTTTATCAAAACCTGAAAGGTCAGGTGCAACATACGCTGATATAGTTTCTTTCATATTGAGATAGTCTTTGTAAAATTCAAACACGCCCCATGCACCACCCATCAATGTACCGAGTGCTGTTAAGATAATGAATATCTTCCCGCCTTTAAATTTAAGTCCTGCAAATTCTACTTCTGCCACTGTTGCATCACCATTTCGTTCATTAGCCCATCACTTCCTGCAAACAAAAAGTATTGTGCTATATTGTTAGTTGTAAGTTCAGCATCAGGAATAAATTGATCCGTAAAAAATCCATCAATATCATTCAGTTGTTGCTGTGAGTCAAAGAATGATTTTGAGTTTCCCAATACTTGCATCACAATCAATGTTTTTAACTGATTTGCTGAGTCATATCTACCCTTATCGCCCATCTTCTTTAATATTTTTTTTGCGGCAACTTCTTTTTTAGCCTCCTCTTTCTTTACCTCGTCTTCATTTTTATCCTCTGTTTCTTCCATATCTTCTTCGCTATCTTCATTTTTAGCAACCTCTGATGGGCTTTCTTCCTGCTTAGGCTCCTCTTGCGTATCAGTTTCAGTTTCCTCAGTATCTTCTTCAGTAGGTTCATTTTGCACCTCCTCTGTCTCTGGTTCCTTCATTTCTGGTTCTGGCTGTGGCTCTGGCTCTGGTTCTGGTTGAGATTCTACCTCTGGCTCAGATACTTCCATTTCCATCTCCATTTCTATTTCTGTCTCTACATTTGCCATTTCCATTTCAGGTGTTTCTATTTCCATTTCTGGTATTTCTATCTCCATTACAGGCATTTCCATCTCCATCTCTATTTCTACCATTTCATAAGAAACATCTGAGTCTGGCTCCTGTATGGGTTCTATTTCTATTTCTCCATTTGGTTGTTCTACAAAATCATTATGCTCAATAATGTTGTCTACAATATCTATAATTTCTGTTTCAGTGCTTCCTCCGTACGCAACCCACATTTCTACACTTGTAATAGATTCTTGCACAATTGTAGATATTACATTGTAAAGTACGTTTATGGTAATATCATCAAAGAGCGGTCCAATTGCCATATTGACATCACGCCCTCCAACCTCGATAATTAATGTTGTTATTGTCCCTGAAAAATCAAAACCACTAGCGTATTCTTGATAACCACTTGCTACACCAGATTCTGATAATATATCGGTTCCACTAAATACATTGGTGGTACCATTCTTACCCGTAATATGCATATAAATACGATCTTGCGCATCTCTTTTGTCTACTTTGATACTGTAATTAGTTCTACCTCCATGTTCTATATCAAGGTCAGATATATCAACTGTATTTATAAAAGTGGTGCCCATACCCTCTACACCCATGGTTGATGTGCTATTACCTGAACCTGTTATTTGTGCACATTTATCTGTGCCTAAATTATAGCAACCACTACCTGATGGCATGTTTGCAGGTCCTTGACCACCCCAATCAATATCCATATCACCTTCTTTGTTTGACGATACATATCCAGCATCACCATCTAAAATATTTCCTGAGTCTTCGTTAGTAACTGTAGTAGTTGTTGTCGTTGTTTCTGTAGTAGTTGTTACAGTATATCCATCTGCTTCGTATTCTATAGTTTCTGTGATTGTTTCATCTATTATCTCTTCGATAGTAGGAGCACATAGTCCAACTGTATCTGTTGAACAATCTACCGCTTTACTAGAAAAGGATAGGAACGCCAATCCACATAGCCATAGCCAAAAATAAAA